CCTACGGCGTAGGGTTCGACCCTGCCGATGAATACGCGGCGCTCAGTCTGTTTTGACAATCCAACGGGCAACGCCCCCTGACCGCCGGCCAGCGGTTGGGGACAGCGGGCCAAGAAAACGAACCCAAGCACGGGTGCTTACGTGCTTGGGTTTTTTCGTTTTCTTGGCCGGCCCAATTACACCCGAGGCGGCGTCATGCTCAACCTGGACGATAAGTTGGTCCGCGGCCGCCTGATGAAGGCGATCAAGACTTCTCGCGAGGCGTGGCGCCCGTTCTGCCGGACTGCCAAGGTGCTGATCCGTGATTACGTCGGTTCCTGGTATCAGGAGAAGCCCCACGGCGCTCCGTACAAGACGCTGGTCAACCTGCTGAACCAGACGGCCCGAATCTACACGGTCGCCCTGGCGGCCAATAATCCGCGAGTGAAGGTCACTACCGAGAATCCCACGCACTGGCCTTTCGCCCAGCGATTTCAAGTGGGTCTGAACAAGCTGATCTCGGATATGCAGCTTGACGCGACGTTTCGTGCGATCGTACTCGATGCGTTCTTCTCGATCGGTTGCGGCGTCGTGCAAATGCGGGATACCGACACGCGGTTTCACGGGCTGCTGGAGAGCGAAGAGGACGTTTGGCTCGATCCGGGCGAACCGTGGTTCAATCGCGTTCCCCGGGATCACCTGATCCTCGATATGGCCGCGCGTGAGATTTCGAAGATGCGGTACTGCGGCCACCTGTACCGAGCGGACTTCGAAAAGGTCATGGACGAGCCGGTCTACAACCGGGCTGCGAAGAAGCTGCTTTCGCCGACGTCCAAAAACCAGATCGACGACGCGGACTTCGCCCAGGAAATTGCCACCGGCGGCGCCGTCGATGACGACGAACTGAAGCCGATGCTCTGGCTGATGGATGTGTGGGTCGCGGAGAACAAGTCCATTGCGACCTTCGCCCTGAACGTGGACGCCCCGCCGCTGATCGAGCGAGACTGGACCGGCAGTCAAGCCGGCCCCTACAAGTTCCTCGGCCTCGGCATCGTTCCGGACAACTTGGTGCCCATTTCGCCGGCGTCGAATCTGAAGGGGCTACACGATCTTGCCAACCGCAACTACCGGAAGATGGAAAAGCAGGCGGACAATCAGCGCACGATCAACGCCTACGCCCCCGGCGGCGAAGAAGACGCAAAGGCCATGCGGGACGCCAAGGACGGCGATTGGATCAAGGTGCGGAATCCCCGGGATATCAATCAGGTCAGGATGGGCGGCGTCGACCCGGGCCTACAGGGATTTCAGATGGTGGTGGGCGAGCAGTTCAACTCGCTTGCAGGCAACGTTCGGGCAATGGGCGGCCTCGGCCAGCAGGCGGCGACGCTGGGGCAGGAAGAGATTATCCAGCAGAACGTGTCGCGGATCGAAGCGGATATGCACTTGGCGGTCATCACGTTTGCCGGCGAGGTGATTACCGATCTCGGTTACCTGATGTGGAACGACCAGAACCTGGAGATTCCGGCTTCCATCAAGGTTCCGGGTTCCGATATCTACGTGGACAGTTCTTGGCGTCGCGACAAGCGAGTAGGCGATTTGGAAGAGTACGGTCTGAAGGTTGTCCCGTACTCGACCGTCTATAAGCCGCCGTCGCAACTGCTCAATGAGTTGTTTTCCACGATCGACCGGATTGCGCCGCTATGGCCGATGTTCCAGGCTTCCGGCGCCACGCTCGACGCGCAGGAATTGCTGGATCAGATTGCGGACCTTCTCGACCGGCCGGAGTTGAAGCGGATCATCACGTTTGCCGTCATGGCCGACAAGCTGGGCGGCGACGAAAACACGGTGCGTCAGTCTCCGGTTACGAGCCGGGAGACGATTCGCCGCAACGTACCGACCGGCGGCACGCCCGAGAGCCGGGCGTCGATCATGCAGCAAATCTTGGCCGGTGCGGCCGGCGGTGGATCGCCGCAGGTCAACGGGCAGCAAATGGCATCACTTGGAAGGGGCTAACGAGCATGGGCAGGCAGAGGCGGAATCGGCACGGGCACAAGCTGAGGTTAAACGGCCGCGAGGTTTCGCGGAAGCAGTTCCTAAAGCGTCGATGCGGAGGCGATGGCGTCGCGATGGGTGTCGCGGCCTACGCTGGTGCCAAGCCGCTGCAATCGCTTGCAATGTCTTGCCACCGGACCCAAGTCGAAGAGTACAACGCAGAGGCCCGTCGTCAAGGTCTGACCGGGATCAAATGGGGTCCGGACGGCACGTGCGAGATTACTTCTCGCAGGGACAGGGCCAAGTGGCTCCGATCGCAGAAGCAGCACGACGACGACGGGGGCTACTCGGACGGTTGAACCCCACTCACACCACACCGAACTTTGGAGGGATTTACGATGTCCGTTGGACTGGAAACCGGATTGGAAGCGAAACTGAACGACGCAACCCCGGACGACATGACCGCGATGGTCAAGGAGTTCATGGAGGAACGTCGCGAGTTGACGGCGGGGTCCGTCGACCCATCAAAGAAACCAACCGCCGGCGATGACGATACTTCCGCCGGCGATGACAACGCCGCTGCCGGCCAAAAACGGGCGGGCAGCGAAGACTCGGCGAAGAAGGGCGGCAAGAAGGAAGACTCAGCCAGCGAGTGGTTGACCGACGAACTTCGCGCCGAGTTGCCGCGGTGGCTTTCCGACGAGGATTTGTCGGAGTTTGCCAGCCGCGATGAGTTGGACCGCGCGTTAAGTCTGATGGACCGCGCTGCCCTGAAGGCCGGCCGCGAGACCGGCACCCAGGACGATGCGGGGCAAGCCAAAGGCGAGGACCAGCGAGGCAAGGAGCGTGGCCAGGACGGCAAGTTCGTCAAGAATGAGACGCGGGACGCGGGCGACAACAAGCCTTTCGAGATTGCCTTGGACCTGTCGGAGTTCGACGAGGACTTGAGCAAGCTGATCAACAGCGCCCTGACCGGGCTGCGGGATCACTACGAAAGCCGGGTTTCCGCCCTGGAGGCCCGCGATCAGCAACGGGAGAGGGCTGCGATCGAAACGCAGTTCGATTCGATTGTGGATGCCTTGGGGCACGCCGATCTGTTCGGCGAGTCCGGCAAGGAATCCGAAAAGCAACTGGAAGCCCGTCGCAAGCTGTTCGACGAACATCACGTTTACCTGACCGGTCTAAAGGCCCTCGGCCGTGAGGGTCGGATGGATAAGGCGTCGGTGGCCCGCGTGCTCCGAATGGCGTTCGCGGATCACATTTCCAAACAAGAGCAAAAGAAGCTCACCCAGAGAATCACGAAGCAGTCGAGCCTACGTATGGGGATCGGTGTCGAGCGGCCCGTGAACGGCAAGTTCGAGGGCCCCTTGCATCGGCACCCCGACATTCAGCGGGCGTACAAGCAGCTTCAAGAGGCTCAGGGCGAGTTGTAACGATAAGGGAGTGACAAACCATGTCCGTAGCGTTGGGTCAACTGGAAAGCCTCACCGAGGCGATTCAGGACAATTACATCATGGGGGAGTGGCAAGACATTTCGATGCCTCTCCAGGAATACTACTTCGCAAGCCGGCTTTTCGACAAGGCCGAGAAGGCGGAGATGGGCGGTGAGCAATGCAAGTGGAAGTTGGAGACGGACTACGCCGACAACTTCCAGGTGGTCGAACTGTACCACCGGGACAGTTCGGACAGGAAGGACGTCCTGACCGAGGGGCATATGCCCTGGTCGATGACGACCAGCAACTACCATTACGACCTTGACGAGGACGTGTTCAAGCGCGGCCTGCCGGAGATCGTCAACTACATTACGTTGCGAGAGAAGGGGCTGATGAAGTCCTTCTTCGCCGGGATGGAAAACCTCATGTTCGGCGCTGGGCCGACCGGCCCGACGCAACGGCCCATGCCGCCCGCGTCGCTTCTGCACTGGATCACGGCCAATGCGACCGAGGGGTTCAACGGCATGGAGCCGACCGGCTGGGATTCCGTGGGCGTCGGTGGCGTTTCCTGCACGGATTACCCCGCATGGAAGAACCGCACTTTCAGCTATGCGGTGGTCGATCACGATCATTTCGTAAAGCCGATCATCCGTGCGATGGACCTGTGCGACTTCAAACCTCCGGTTGCCACGAACGACATCGTTCCGCAAAGCCGGTTCAACTGGGAAGTCCTGACCACGTACAGCCGGATCGAGTTGCTTCGCGATATGCTTCGCACCGGCAACGACAACATCAAGGGCGACGTGGGCACGTGGCTTGACCATGTGACCGTGCGCAACGTGCCGTTCACCTGGGTTCCGGCCTGGACGAATTCGGCGTCGATCAACGCCCGGACGGATGGGCCGGTGTTGGGCGTCAACTGGGCCACGTTCAAGTGGTACTACCAGTCCGGCCGGAACATGCGGAAGCGCAAGCCGTTCCAGCATCCGGAAATGAGTCTGGTTCGCGTCCGCTGCATGGACGACTCCGGACAGATTGTGTGCTTCGACCGCCGCCGAAACTTCCGCGGCTACAGTACGGCGAACGTGGCCGAATCGGCCTGAGCCTGGGTCTGAGCTTGGAGTGAATGCGGCTTGACACAAACATGAACCAATTTTTTCGAGAGGGGTTTACCATGAGACTTGGATGGAGTGAATTGGACGGCCGCGGGCTGTCCGGTAGTCTGTGGCGGAAGTTCCCGCTCGATGCGATCCTGGCGGGCAACGCCTCGGTTGGCATCGGGTTCTTCGATGACTTCCTGTGGTGTGGCGATACCACGCTGTACGACGGGTATTTCACCCTGGAGACGGGCACGGGTACGGTGACTCGCATTGCGACCGACTGGGACCCGACCAGCGCCGCAACGGAGGCGACGACCGGCATCGGCCTGATGCAGTTGTTCGGCACGGCCGACAACGACGAGGCGATTATCGCGTGGGGCAATGCGCTCGACGCGCCTTTCAAGCTGGGCCGAAAGGACTTGGCCTTTGAGTGCCGATTCCGCTGTACCACGGTTGAGGCCGACGATATCGGCTTCTTCATCGGGCTTGCGGAGCTTGGCGCCCAGGCGACCACGAAGTGCATTACCGCGAACGACGCGATCGATGCCACCTACGACCTGATCGGGTTCCAACACCTGAAGGCCGAGACCACGGCCGTTGACGGCATGTATCAGGTGGGCGGCCAGACGAAGGTGGACGGGGCGGTGAATACCGACCTGGACACGCTTGCGACCCTGACGGCCGCGACGTTCAAGAAGGTTGGGTTCCGCTACTTCGCGGACCTAGACCTGCTGTGCTGGTTCGTCGATGGCGTCGAGGACGTGGACGCACGGTTGAGGGTGTCCGACCTGACGGCGGGCACGTTCCCGGACGATAACTTCATGACGCCGCTTGCGGTGGTTGCCACGCCGGCGGCCGATGACGAGTCGATCGTGCTCGACTGGTGGGCATGCGCGCAGTTGACGTGACGGCGTGAGGGGGCGACCGGGGCCGGGTAACTCCGGCCCCGGTTGATGCTTGAACGCAAGTAGACACTAACGCCGGGCAACCGGCTGGGACATTATGGCCAGCATCATCAAAAGCACGATCACCGAAGACCTCGCCCAGGCTCCGGGCTGTGGCCGTGACGTGCGCGAGCGGCACGAGTGGGACGATGGCACGGTGAGCGAGGTGTACTATCGTGCAGGCGACAAGCACGACGCCAAGGCCGCCATGCTGGCCCGTGTTGCCGTGCTGGAATCCCAACGTGTCGAGCGTGAGGCACGGGAGGCCGAAGACGCGGCACTCGAAGCCAAGCGGCTCGCGGCACTCAAGCGGCTGCCAGTCGCGGATATTGTCGACGTGCTGATGGTACCAGAGTCTGAGGCTCAAAAGATGAAAGCCGACGCGGATCGAGT